TTCAATAGCCGCCGTTCTTTTGGCTTCCTGTTTACTGCGACCCGTGTGCTCGCGCGTCACCATCTCGTCCACTTGCAACCTACACGTAAACAGGGGTTGATGATGCGTCGACGCTATCGGCGAGATCGCGATGGAAAATGTAGTGTTGACTTGGAACCCATGTTTCATGGCCAAATCGTTCAACTGGATCAACGCATTCTTCGACTGTGACATTTATCGTATTCCTTTTGTCTTCGGGTCGCAGAGTCAATTTTTTTCTGACCTCGTACTTCACCTGTCGTGGTAACGTAAAAGGTATATACATTTATTATAAACACATGTCTTACACCGGATTCAAGAAACAGACAAGCACGCGCGACTCGTACACGACCGACCAAGCGTGTTCTTTCGGTACATGCAGTATCTCGACAGAACAATTGCCATGCAACAAAACGGGCGGCATCGAAGACGAAACCACGTCGTTCGAATCGTGCGTCGGTGGATTCTGCCCTCAACGACGCGTTTGCGTGCCTCCCGATCGTAAAGAATGCGACGTCGGGCTCAATGACGGTCGCGTAGATCCATTGAGCTCTGTCGAATGGCAAGTCAAAGCTCCCAATCTCGTTTGCAAATACGATATCGATGAAATGAATAGCATCAACGTCATTGACAATTACAAACGTTTATTCGGTGACAATGACAATTACAAACTCATGATGGAACGACTGTGCGGCAGCGAAGCGACACTGTGCGCTCTGGATCCTCTAAGCGGTAAACCTTTTGAAAAGTGCAGCAACATCAACAGCACGACGCAGGTGGGAGACGAGTGTCGCCTGTTTTACAACACTCAAACGGCCGACATCAAGGACACGATCGTGCAAAACTATTGCGTCAAACATCCCAACAATCCCGATTGCAAATGCGTCGAACGATCCACCGATCCCAATTATCGCAACGTCAAACCCCATATTCCCTTCAATGACGGGTGCTGGTATCCGGCGTGCGCCACGGCACCCTATTTGAAAACTCAAGACGTCAAAAACGCCACGTGCCCATCTGACGTCTGCCAAATCGTTTTCGACAATTTAAACAATAATAATGTCAACATTTCAGACAATAAGAACGCCATCAATTGCAAATTTGAAGCTCCACCTCAGCCGCCGCCGCCGCCTCGTCCGTCGCCAGGTCCGTCGCCGCTGCCTAGACCGAATCCTCCTCCATCGTCGCCCGTCAACATCACCGCCATCGTCATCATCGGTATCGCCGTCTTTGTCGTCGTCATCGCTCTAATCGCCGCCGGCGCCGGACAACGACAACGCTAGGCGACACACAACGCTAGGCGCCACACAACGCTAGGCGTCGTCTTGACCAATCGAAGCCACGTAGTGTTGTAAACTTTGCGGCAATGATGATGTATCGAGACTATTGGCACGGATACAAATGGCGCTCCGTAACTTTAATTCCAGTGGAAAGGGTTTAAATCGTAAATCCCATTCGAATTTTTTTATCGACATCCAATTGTCCAGATAAACCATTAGTAGAATAACAGTTGGATCAAGGTTGATAGTTACACTGGCTTCAAATGTAAACCCCATATAGGATTTGCCAAAAATGAATCCAGATTTCGTTCTGCCACTGGCGAATCCGACTTTTATGCGACAACTAATAGATTCCCAATAATTGTAAGATGAATACGCAATCCTAATCTTAGGTGTCAGCTCGTGACGTTCCAAGTAAATGACTTCATTGCCAATGTTACACGTTGTACGACGACCGTTGATAACTATAAAAGAGTTCATCATTCGACGCACACACACACACACACGCCGTAACAACTCCTACAGTCAACTGTGGGCGACCAAACGTCAGGCAATCGAGTGTTGTAAACTTTTTTTATTGTGTGAAATACCAATGTCTATTTTTAAGGGAGGGTGAGGTTGGTTCGGGTTGTACAATCAGGTGGGATATACTAAAACTAGTAGACATTGGTATTTTTTTTGTATTTATTTCTTGACACCATTGTATTGAGGTTTATCTTTCTGGTAGGCTATTTTGAAGACGCGAGCTGGATAGTCGTACGCGTTGATGATGCGCGTCACGTCGGCCAACGTGATTCGTTTGTGAACCGGGTGGTGACGTTTCGTTTCCACGTAGTATTGCTGAATTTTCAACAAGAGACCGTGCCGCTCCTGGCTGACGTGCACGTAGTTTTTCATGATGTATCGATTCTTGTAGGCCAGCAGCAATTCGGCCGCGATGACGGGAATTCGCAATTCGAACCAATCGGCGATCGGGGCGCTGTCGGGATACAATTCCAAATACTTGCGTCGTTTATCGGCATCGCGACGAGCGATGCAATAGCAAAAGGCTCGACACGAAATGTTGTTGCGCACGCTGGCATAGTCGGCGTAGGCGGAATTCAAAACGCGATACTGGACGCGGTAGTCGTCGGAAAACAAGAGTACGCCTTGTTTTTCGAACGGATTGATGGCACTCACGGCTCGCACGAGATCGACGACCGTATCAAAACGAATCGTTTCGTTGATGGGAATGAATCCAATGGCTTCGTGGACTTTGAGCCGCTGATCGCGCTCGTCCGTCACCAACACCAAATAGATGCTCTCTTTTTGCAATTCGGGTCGAACGACGATACGATTATCGGCGTTGTTGATCAAGATGAAATGGTAGCGACGCGTCGTTTGCAATTGGTCGAGAAAGTCTTCGTACGATGAGAAACCGTAATCTTTCTGCAAAGCTTCGACAAACAGGTGACCGAACGACGTTTTGCTGGCCCAACGCGATTTGAAAGCGTTCAGTTTGCGATGCGTCGTCATGAGCCATTTGCCGTCGACGTACAGAAATTTTACGATCGTTCCCTCGTACGACCACGAAATCTTAAAGTCGGCCAGATTGATTTTGTCCAGACGCGTCACATTGTCGCATGTCATTTCTTCCGTGAAAGGAAATCCTCGATAGATCAATTGACGTCCCTTGAAAATGTAGCCGCGAATGAGACACTCGAATTCCGATTGAGGAGAAGAAGAACAATACACTTGATACGTGCCATCGTCGTCCGTCATGGCAATTTGATGACGCTTGATTTCATCCAAAAGAGCACCATCGTCTGCTTCAGCGTTGGTAGCGGTGGACACTACGGTAGCGGCAACGGGTGCCGACAAACACAATTCACTCAACTTCATAAGATACTCCATAATGTTTGCGAGTTTTACGTTGGCAAGAACGCTTCTTTAAACCTAATTTTGTTTAAAATAGAAACTCAATTTTTTAACTTCCATAATAAAACCATGAATAGTAGTGATATTGTAACTCTGATTCGATCCGATTGGGATATAGCGCAACTCGATCGCTACGATGCCCAATCCCTAATGTACAACGTCAGCCAGGAACAGTCGATGCGACTGGCTCCGACGCCTACCATGCCGCCCAAACCCGTCACCTACAAGGACGAAATCGTGCATATGGTTCTACCGCCCACTCAAAACTTTTCACTCCAATAAAGATGAACTACATATTTTTGGCTCTATCGACCACAGTCGTCTTGCTATTTTCATTCGTGTTCTACAAAACGCGCGACTCGCCGACCAGCGTTTCCCCAGCCGTGTCGTCGCCGACCTCCAGTATCTACGTCGTCAGCAACAGAAAGCCCCAATCTCAATCGGCAGTGCCGGCAGACCAGTCCATCTGTTTGGGCGGCTGTTCGTGGATGGACGGCTACGCGGCCGGTCCGCAACCCGTTGTCGATCCCTACGGTGTGGAGGAAAACGGCAGCACGTTGCCGCACGACATGCAATCGCTCGACACGATGAACACCATGCCTTTCGACTACAACGGTATGGCTCAACCGCAATCGGCGTTCGTTCAACCGGCGGAAATCACACCGACCCCCGATCCCGTTGTCGATCTTATACCTCAAGAAATTATTTACTAAAACAAACAAACGCGCGGCACTCCGAGAGATGAAAATCAAAAACGTCGATCACGTCGCTCTGCTCAGCCGTTGCACCACTCGCAGCCAACAAGTTTACGTCGAAAAGTACATCTTGTCGTCGTCGGCGTCGTTACCGAAAAATGTTCATCAAACTATCGATTCATTGCGTCAGGAAAACGAAGACATTCGCGACACGAATCGATCGTGCGTCAAGCAATACATTCTCGAACGCTTCGTCATGAAGTGTCCCTACGACAAGAAACAATTTTACCTCATCATCAATAATGCCATCATTTTCAAACTGATTCAAATCAAAGACTTGCAGCAGATGGTGCAAGTTTTAGATAGCGATAGTAGCGTATCGTGTGATGAGATGCTAAAGGGACATCAAGCCATGTCGAAAATAATTCTTGAACTCTCCAAATCACGTCCCACTCGTGACGCAGAGCCAAATAACCCAAAGTAAAGTAGATGGCGTTTTTTGAGGCGTAGTCGGGCATGCCTTTGAAACGTTCGATAATGTACGGTATGTCGTCGTAGCTGATGAGATCCACGCGTTCGGCTTCGAAATCCAAAACTTTTTTCAAAATCTGATTGAGTGTCTGTAGACTGGCGTTGAGATAGATTTCCGTCGTCAAACTTTGGTAGTTGACGTCGTCGGTCGTGCAAAATTTACTGTAATCGCACATTTATTCACACACGCACACAGTCTTATTTTACATATCCTAAAAAAGATATATAAAATTATTATTTCAAATTTAATCCCGATTGAATGTAGCCGATGATGGCTTTTTTGTAGTCGGCGGTGACATCCAATCGGAACCAGGCAATGACTCGCGTCAATTGTTCCAGAGTGAGACGCGACAGGTAGGCGTCGGTGATTTGACGACGCGAAACGAAATATTTTTTCAAAAAAAGTTGGTCGCCGAACGCTTCGGCCGACGACGGGTACGACATAAAATAATCGATATAATTCATTTTCATGGCTTTCGGAAGGAAATCTATTTCTCGCCAACCGTGATACATGGCGATCTCTTTGAGAAACGTCAACGGTTTTCGCATCCACCACGAACGAGAAAAACTGCTAAACGAAAGCGACGAGTCGCTCTCCAGCAGATGAACAAACGCGTCCACGTCTTCGTTCATGGCTTCCAATTTTCGAGGCAACGATTCATCGTACAACCCACGACAACACGACGTCTTGTCGACGCATCGCCAATAGTATCTGCCGTGAGAATTGGCCACGCTATCATAGCGTCGACCGTCGTAGCCGACCATGATTTGGTTCCTGAAATCGGAAGCCAGCAAAGGCGGTTGATGGCGAGTCATGACGTAATCTTCCATTGTGTAATTACCCGTTAAAACGCAGACACGTGACACGAAAACAATTTCAAGAGAACCATTCATCATACAAACTATCATAAACTAGATTAATTAATTTCAACATGTCTAAAATACATTTTGAAATTAAAAGTTTTTTTAAAGTGTATAATCGTGATCGATAGTTTCGGTGGTCGTCGTAGTGCTTTCGGTCGTACTATCTTCAGGAGTACTCTCTGTCGTCGACGTAGTAGTACTGCTAGTCGTGGGAGGTTCAACAGTCGTCGTTGTTGTAGGCGTAGTGGTTGTAGACGTCGTTGTTGTAGGCGTAGTGGTTGTAGACGTAGTAGTGGTTGCAGGCGTAGTGGTTGTAGACGTAGTGGGACGCCTGTGCGTGGTTGGTTCGGGAGCTTCCGGGGGGAACGGTTGCAGGCTAATGTGAACGAAACCTTTGCGCGTCAAATTGAGCACTTGCGTAAACCATTCGGGAACGTCGTCGTTGCTGGTCTTGTTGCGATGCTGCTGATGATGATGATGCTGTTTCAATTTACTCACGTCGCGTACCAACTGAGCGGTCGCGTCGTCCATCGTCACCGTCACGTAGACGTAGTATCCCAAAAGACTCAACACCATCAACAAACAGAGCACTTTGGTAGCCGTTAGAAAGAGCGCGTAGCGACGCGACGCTCGAGACTCTGGCGGAGCATGCTTTTTAGTCGTCAACGGCTTGTAAACTTCTTCGTGTCCGGATTCGATATCCATATTTTTCTCTGTTTATTTACTAGGTAATTGTATCCAATTTAGCTAGCAATTTTTTTCCGCTTATTCGGGAATAATAGTGCGACGCACGTACGTCACCACTTGATCTTTACCCGTGTAGGCGTCCGTCATGCGCGTGTAGCCTCCCTTGACCAATCGTTCGGGTGCCACCTGGCTGGGTGTACCGTAGCCACCGAAAACGGGAACAATGTAAACATCTTTGGCGTCCATATTTCTTTTTATTCTATACTTTATCATAATTCTATAAACCACAATAATTCGATTCGAACGGTACTCGTGGATCGTAGTAGCCCAACGTCTCAGCGCGTTTTAAAAGCGCCGCGTTGATGGCGTTAAATTTCTCCGTGTGATGCAATTCGTCGCAAATGACGTGCGCCACCTCGTGACACAGGACGTACATTAAACTGTTCCACGAATAGAATTCATTGGGGTTTTTACGTAAACAGACGACGATACGTTTCTTATTCTCCGTGTACGATCGACTACCCTCCTCCATGGTAAACTCGTTGTACACGTCGCGACCGTTCAACATGGCCGTCAAGTAGTCACCACCACCACCACCACTACTAGTACTACTTAAAATGTCGCGCATGGCTTCACTCAATCGATGCAACAACGAGACGGCCGAAGGTGAATTGATGACGTACGACTCGCGAACGCGTCGTCGCTGCTTAGCAATAATGACTACAACTAGACCAATCGTTAGAAATAACAAGACGAGAAAAAGGACTTGTGGTCTTCTCATTTATTGAACCCATTGATGTTGACACATACTACATTTAGCAAAAACGGTCATCGGTTCGTCGCCACTGCGCGTCTGACGACTGTAGGCCGTGATTTTTTTCGATTTACACTTGTGACAAATGAGAACACCTTCTTCGACATCGTGAGGCGACACGATATACTTTTCGAATTCTTGTTCCTTTTTCTTGTACTCGTCGAAAACGGGGAGATTCCAAACGTCGTCGTCCGTCACGGGCACACCGAAAATCATTTCGTACAAGACGCGTTTATTGGGAGCCGAGCAACCGTAGTGACGATTCAATTGCTCGAGCGAAAAACTCGCATCAAAGGCAGCCATCCGCGTTGCTTTTTCTTGCCGACAAAACGAGACACGGCCTCTTCGAACGTCAACGACAGTTCCACACACTCGTACAGATCCACGTCGTCAAGAGTCAAATCGTTGAGCTCAACTCGATTGACGACCGCGTCCACGCCCGCGTCCCAAAAACTCACAAAATCGAAAAGCGTCGGAAAGAGTTTCTCGATTTTTTCGCGAACGCGTCCCTGCTCCGCTTCCAAATCTGTCCACTGGTGATTGATGACATCGGCCAGACTGCCCACGATTTTTATGATGTTCTTGTAGTGCAACGTCGTCCACTCGCGACACACGAATCGATGGAAATCGCCGCGAGACATTCGCGACCAATGCCAATTGGTGTAGCGCGATTCGTAGAGCGCGTTCAACAGCTCGTCGCGCGTCTGTTTGACGTACACTTGACCGTCGACCGTTTTCGAAAAGGGACACCACGTCGAATTGTACACCCAATGCGTGATGGTGGCATTGTCGACACAAAAAGGCCAATAGGCGGCATCGGCTTTGGCGAACAAGAGTTTGAAATAGTGACGCACATCGCATTCGTCGTGCACTTGGAAAACGAAAAAACGATCGGCGTAGCGACGATTGCGAATCACTTGACAAATGTTTTCCACCGATAAATTGGGCAATCCGACGTGAGGGGCGTGAAGCCATTTGCGGTACTGACACAGCGAGTAGAGCAATTTACCGGGCACCAGCAACAATTGTTCGCGATTACTCAGCGACACGTGCGTCAATTGCAAGTTGGGATTGTTCATGATGACGCGTACTTCTTTCAATTGTTGTTCCATCTTGTACCATTCGTGCTCGGCGACGGTGGTGACGAGTTGATGAGGGGTCGGCAAAAGTTGCGCCGTTCGCAAACGTTCCATTTCGTTGAATTCGAAGCGAACGCGAGTGCACGCGTGCTTCTTGATGTCTTTGATCGAGTGGCCGACATAGTCGCACAATTTGCAACAGAAAAGAATCGATCGAGCCGTGCGACAGGGGGCGCGACGAAAATGTTTCTTAAACTCCCCGTCGTTGGCGCTACTAAACATACAGAAATCGCAAAACATGTTTCCACTTTTTAAGGTTATCTGCCGTACTTTTGGCCTCGGTTATTTTTCATATTTTTAATCGTCAAAGTGACGAGGAGAACGAGAACACCGCCGAGAGCGAAATAGAGCACCTTTTCCGACGTGGCGGCCCGCGTCGCGCATTTGACGCAATCCGCTTGGCTCTTGACCACATTCGAAGGAGCGTACATGGTGGGGGGTGTAGCGATTGTTGCCGCCGCTGGCATTATTCGCTGCTGCTGTTGCTGGAGCACGCGTTCCAACAAACGTTCCAAACGGTCCAGCCTATCTGCCGTGTTGTCGTTGTGCAAAATTTTGTAAATTGGAGTCTTATTCATTTTTATCTTTAAAAAATTCACTCCAAGAAAAATAATATATTTATCACACACGATATAAATAAATTATGGGCCATTTCCATCACTACAATTTCGATATTGGTAATGGAAATTGTCAGAGAACCGAGCTGTGCGACACGCTCGTCATCGGCGGCGGAGGATTCAAGGGCGTCCAGTATTTGGGCGGCTTGCACTACTTGAAAGAGCACGGCCATTTGGAACGCATCACGACGTATTGCGGTACGAGCGTCGGTAGCATCATTTGTTTGCTGTTCCTGTGCGGTCACACGCCGTCGCAACAGTACGATCTGTTGCCGTTGAAAAAGATTTTCCAGTTTAGCACGCGGCCGCCGTACGTGCACAGTCTACTGCCCACCGTTATGCCCACCTATCTCGATGTTCAAGTCACGTTCGAGCAACTATTCAAAAAAACTGGCAAGTTTTTTTTTGTCATTGCCTTCAACGTGACGATGCGGCGACAAGAGATTTTCAGCGTCATCACTACACCCGACTATAGCGTCATTAACGCCGTTCTCTTCAGTTGCGCCATCCCGTTGGGAACGTTGCCGCGCTGCGTCGAAACCCAGCACGTCTACATGGATGGAGGCATCGTCAACAATTTGGCCGTCGATGTGGCTCAAGATTTTGATTTCAGCGAACGAATCATGGCTCTATGTTTTCGACCGCGAACGTTACCGTTGCCGACGACACTTCCGCCACCGGCACCGGGTCTCAAAGAATTGGTCGACATTGTCTTTAGTGTACCGAGTCGTTTGCTCGACAAGTCGCGTCTCGAAGCGTGCTCGAAAATTCATCGTCTCTACGAATTCGAAGCCGACGGAGGCGGAGTGGAATCCATCATTTCGTTGGATCATGAGACGAAAATAAAACTTTTTCAACAAGGATATGATTTGATTAAAACCACGTTATAATAAAATATGGATTACGCTTGCCTAGGATTTTTCATCGCTGCTATGGCTGCAGGAATCGGCCTTTACTATTTTCTCGTTCGACGCTAAAGACGCGCTCAGTCGTTCGCAAAATATTTCACAACATGTGGATGTTAATAATAAATGATTCAAGTTATATTGACACTTTTAATTGCTGTCGGATTGTGCGCCGCGTGGACGAAAAGAAAATCGCCGTCCCTCATTGAAACATTCATGCCGCCCTTGTCGTATCGATTCGAAGAGCCTCCTCCTCGAGCCATGACGACCACGCTCGATTACAACACCACTAGACAACCGGCGGCATCGATGGTGCCTCAACCGGCAAGAATGATGAGCAGCGACATGCTGGTGCGTCCGCGTCGCGCTGAAGCTAGCGATATGTTGGCACCGCCCACCACCAATTTCACCTTGAATTACACTGTGCCTCCCAATCAGACGAGTAACGTGGCACCGCGCGTCGCCGACGTTCCCTACACTTCGGCTCTGCAAGGACCCGTACCCGACACGCAATACTTGGCCGTGGATCCCATGAACCCGTTGGGTTTGAGCCATAGCGGTCAATTGCAGCCAGTCATTTACCCGCGCGCCGTCTACGCCAACAAGATGAGCCGACTCTTTTCTCTCGGTGATCCCATTCGAGGCGATTTGCCTATCGCTCCTCTATCGGGCGACAATTGGTTCAAACCGGCCGTCACGCCGCACATTGATTTGCGCGAAGGAGCCATGACGGTGATGGGCGGTCGACACAACGACACCACCAACGAATTGGGTTTGCTCAAATACCAGTCCACGTACGGTGGACACAACATCAACGCGGGAGCCGAATTTTCACCCGACAACGAAATGGTCATGCAAACGAGCGGCATGATTCCACTCTACAGAGAAATGGTCAACAATGTTGGCGACGTCACTATCGCCACGCGATATTAAACACACACACGCACACACGCACACGCATATACAAAATTCAAAATAACACACATCTTATTTTGAATTTTTTTACGGGTCGGCACGTCGTCGGATCCAGCCGTTGACGGTGAAACGACCGTTTTCGAACGTGTTGGCACCCGTCACGGTGACGGGCAACACTTGATGCATGCGCGACGAATCGAAAACGACGAGACGGTTTCGAAGCGGTTTCACAATAGTGCCATCGTCGATAAAGACCAATTCTCCACCGGTGAACTGATTGGTGTGAAAATAGTAGACGTAGGTGAGTTCGCGTAATTCGCACGGTGTACAATTGTCCGTGTGTTCCAAATAGAAATCACCGTGACCGCTGCGAGTCACTTGACACTCGAAAGCCGAGTCGTCCAAGATGAAATCGGGATGCCATAAATGACGGCACATTTCGGGCAGTAAAGAGATCACTTTATGGTGAAACAGTTGTCGAATAAAAGCCGGTGTCACATTCATCATGGTCGATCGACGATAGTCGACCGCGTTGGTCACAGTGCCCGTTGGAAAGAAATTCTCCTTTTCGTCCGAAACGGCCGCCAACAAATTCAACACGTCGATTTCGTCCAACAAATCGTCGATAATGTAGACGCTGCTGCTGCTGTTTGTCGTCATGGCGGCCTAGTTTTTTTTACAATAATCTACCTTTAATAGAGATAAAATGTTAAATTCTCAAAAAATGTTATTGGTCTTTGGTGGGTTTCTACTCTTTGTAGTGGTGCTTATCTTGTTGAATTCGTCGTCTTCGGGACCGCGACGACCAGCTGAACCTTCTCTACCGGCTCCTGATGGATGGGAAGGTCAAGTGGCGAGAATCACCAACGCCGAAAGATCGAGTCGCGGTCTAGCTCAACTGGTGTTTGACTCCAAATTGGCCGACATTAGCCGCGCGCACAGCGCCGACATGAACAGTCGACGATTTTTCGATCATAACAATCCCAGCGGCGAAACTCCGGGAGATAGGGCTCGTAAAGCCGGCTACCCGTGGGGAGCCATAGGAGAGAATATCGCCGCAGGCTACGGGACACCCGAAGCCGTCATGCGAGGATGGATGAATTCACCGGGTCACCGTAGCAATATTTTGGGCACGTCGTACAAACGAATCGGTGTCGGCGCCGTGCGTAAAAGCGACGGAACACCGATATGGACGCAAATGTTTAGCGATTAGTAGTAGGCAACTCTTTGAGTGCTTGATTCATTTGATACTCTGGATCGTCCCACAACGGATTGAATCGTTCGTTGTTCCATTGGTGCAGGTCGAAAGAACCGAAACGCCACGAACCGTCGACCACGTCGGCTTTACAATAGTAGACGCACTGTTTCCAATCGTTGGACTGGAGAGCGTTGTTCAAAAAGAGACATTGATGGTCGCCCGTGTAGTGGAGCATGAGTTGTTTGAACAAGTCAAACGACGGCACGATGGCGGCGTAGTTGACGTACATGAGCTTGAGCGATTCCAAGTTGGTTTCGCGAAAGAGAAAGACGCCGTCGACGGCCGTGCGCACGTTCAACGGCATGTCCAACGCGAATTGCATGCATATAATGTAAAACATTCTAAAATGACTTCCGTTTTTAAACAAAGTTTTCTGAATTTTCTGTCTAAAAACGCTAGGCTGATCTGCACAATCGTCTAAAATGACGGCCAACCACTTGTCTTCGTCGGCCAATTCCTTGTTGCTAATAACCTTGGATTGACGTGTCAAAGCGTCGGCTAGCACTTGATCGTCGTACTCTTCGTAGACGAAAAGTGGCGGGAAAAATTCCCTATAAAATTCATTGGCACCTTCACTGCCGGACATGGCAATGCCCGTTTTAATGATATCGCTTTTGGCTTTCAGAATCGATTTGAGCAACGTCGATTTACCCGAACCGGGTTTGCCGACAATGATAATTTTCGAACCTCTAGCTTTTCGATCTTTATACGTGTATTGGTTGGGCAAAATACAATCATAATTGGGCAATTTTTCCAACTTTATCACGTCAGACATATTTTATTGTTATATACTTTCAATATTTAAAATGTGAAAAATATTGAAAGTTTACCAACTACTACCAACTACTGTTTTTCTACCATCACTACTACATGTGACTACCAACACAAAGAAAATTAAAAGTCGACTTCTTCTTCGTAGATAATGTTCTCGCCGCCGCCGAAATTCGAGTCGACCACGGTTGGAGTGGGAGAAGGTTCCAGTGACGACAAACTTTTGACGGCCTTTTTCCACCAATTCTTTCCGGCTTGGAAAACTTCCATGTGCTCATCGTTGGCTTCAATCATGACGCTGGGTTTGAAATCGGTAGTGATGCACGCCATCGACGAATTGGGTGGCGTGCCGACGGCTTGCGACTGGAAAATGGGAGCGTAAACAAACAAGCTGGAAAAGTAGAGCTGTTTGTTGTCCGTAGTGTCGTCCAATTTACCGCCAAAAGGCAAGTTCTCCTGGGCCATCATGGTGACAACAAATTTCTCATACATTTTATCAAAGTTATACATAAAATGTCCCATAGCACTCAATTGAATGGGACGAGTGTGCATCGGCTCATTTTTTTCATCGACAAACAAAACTAAATGACGTCTCATACATCTCAAATAAGATACCGGTTTGTGCAGAGGAGCATTCCACAAGCCATCAACATAACCAGTGTTAAGATTTTTACAAAGTAACGGTGACGAACGTAAAATGAGAAGGCGTGGAGCATCCAAAAGAATACCTGGCTTTTCTTCAAAGCCTTTGGTAATGGGGTCGAGTTTTCGAGTTACAAGTTTATGAGGTTTTCCAACAGCCATCAGTTCAGGTTTCCATCCAGAAGACTTCAAATTGTCTTCGCCAATAAAAAGTCCGGCCGGCTTGTTGATGGACTTACACGATGGGATGGTGGTCGATTTGGCATCGGTCAAACCGGCTTTCTCGGCAAATTTATTGGCTAGGGCTGCTTTGCTGTTCATCTTCGAAAGTTAAAAACAAAATCTTCTGTAATTCTGTCCAGGAAATCAAATCGTTTTCACGCAACTTCAGCTCGTCCGCCAACTCAATGGTTGAACCAGACTCGAGTAAGCCGATTATATACTGTTGCATGTAGGCGCGGTTTTGAATGCACTCGAGTTCCAAGTACTTTTCCAATTTCTTGGCATCGTTGCACATGGAGGCGGTACATTGGAGAATGCTACACAACGCCTCGTCGCATTGGAACAAGGTTTTGCGTTCGTGGGTTTGAAGTTGCTTTTCCTTGACGTAGCGGCTGATGAGACTGGTGAGAACGGAACGAGAACACGCCCCGTTGTCGTTGTCGTCGCCAGACACTTGCTTGATGAAAGCGCGCGTGGCGGCCGTGACGGGTCGATTCTTACCCAATCCCGTGTTGGCATTGTTGCGCGTCTTTTTCACCGTTTCGAGCGTTTTCAACATGGACGCAAAGAGCTTGCTAAACTCTTCCAAATCGTGAGCAAACTCTGGCTCCATCTGATAGGTGTTGATGAGCCGTTCCAGTGTCTCTTTGCACGACTTGATGCTCTCGTTGCGCGTCTGCTTCTTTTGACGCACGTGCAACTTTCCTTGACGAACCATCTTTTCTTGAGAAACCATCTTTTCAGTCATTTTTATTGTGGTAATACGTTCTTTTAGCTCGACGTTCAATATATCTGTAAAATTTACAGGTAATCGTGGTGAATCAAATTTATTTGGCTCCTAAAAAGAATCAACCGAGACACATAAACACACATATACGATGAAAAAACTATCCAAACAAGGAAACTACGGCACCGTCTACGAGGGAAAATATAAAAAAAAGAAAGCCATTTACAAGACCAATAGCTTACCGGACGTGAATTTGCAACACGAACGCGACGTTATGCTCGTCTTGAACAGCGACCAGAGAATGAAATCTTTTTTCCCTCGACTGCTGGACTATAAGGAAACGGCGAAATCGCAGTGTATTGTCATGGAGTTTATCGAACACGAATTCACTCTGTACGACGCTATGGACGAGCTGAACACGAGCGAAAAAGAGCTCATTTATTTGCATCTCTATTGCATGCTCAAAGTGGCCAGAGAAATCTGCGATTTCACCCATTACGACTTGCATTTCGACAACATTCTTATGGTGAAAGCGTCGCAAAGTAAACACGTGTACACGTTCAACGACGGCACGCGTACCATATTGCCGTACGATGACTATCGTCCCATCATGATCGATTTCGGGTTCAGCTACTGTCGGGGCGTGACAGGTTTACGCGCGCCCATGACTCAAACGCATCACTACATGAATCCTATGGTCTTTTGTCCCATCCACGACATTTACATTCTGCAAAAGAATTTTCAGCATTGGGGCGTGGAATTTGAAGTCGGGTTGCGACACGCTCGACGCCATCGACAATTCAAACGCAGTCTTTTTGATTTGCTAGCGCGAGTGACTCAATGCGCCGACTACCCACGCGACGAAGATGAAACTCCGCCCACAACGGAAGGAGGAGCTTCGGGTTACAATTCCGATTGTAGCAGCAGCGGTAGCAGCAGCTGTAGCGATAATGAACGACAATGGCGAGATGTGGGTCGCTGGAAAAGCGTCCGGACGTTGCGCGAAAACCAATTGTTTACGCACTTGTTTCACCTCGACGACTCTATCGTCCCCATCGAAGCGTGTCACGCGACATTGGAATCAAAAGACTTACAGGGGGTACTCATGTATTGGATAAAAACATATCAAGAATGGTACAAGGAAACGGCAACATTTACAGAAGCGTACACGAGTCGTTATTTGGAGTCGACATTGAAATGGTTGAGAGAATTCGCGTGACGACATGTGACCTTTGACGTTGTCGCTGTCGTTTTCTACGTCGATCACGTGCACGTCGATTGTCCAGATTACGTGACGGAAGCGCTATACGAGCGACTGAGGGCCGTCGCCGCCGTTGCTGCTGCTGCTAGTCAAAACGCCGTAAACGCGCCACATAATGTGCTGACAGACGCACGTGTCGGGTCCTCGCGTCTCTGACGCCCAACTGCAATCGGGTAAATGGAAAGCGTCGCCGACGGGAATCATCATGAAAAACATTTTCAACACATCGCTTTTGCGAGATAGCCATTCAATGTGCTTCTCCATTTTTATCTACATCAAACAATTATTTAACAACTGTTATAAGCATTTGCGTAGGTAGAATAGCAAAATTTACGTCCGCTACAGTTTTCGATGCTGGGCGCGTTGTCGGCGGCGGCGGCAGCTGCTCCCGGTCTGTTGTAGAGATCTTGTTGGTGCTGCTGCAGAGGAGGTTGACGGTACGGAGTGTTGTAGTACGATTGCTGAAGTTTAGCCGGTGCCGTCGCCGCAGTCGGTTGATAATGCTGCTGCTGCTGCTGATACTGTTGCGGCGTTGCCTGTTGATAGGCGTACGGCTGCTGCTGATAAGCGGAGGCGGCAACCGGCTGCTCTACTGGATACCCAGCGGCGGCGGCGGGTGGTGGCGCGTACGACGGAGGCGGAGCGTAAGCTGGAACCGCGACCGAACCTTCGATCGCGGACGCGATGAACTGAGCGAAATCGTGTTCGTTGTACTGACCCTTGAAACGAGCGATGGGCATTTGTTTGCGATAGAAAATAACGATGGGTACGTGTTGAATGGAAGCGTCGCTGCCATCCTGATAGACGCTACCTTCGGCTTTCGAGACGACCGACTTGTTCTCGCTCAAATTGACGGTGAAAAATTGCACTTTGCCTATATAGCGAGGCATGACACGATCAATGACCTCTCGCATTTCCACGCAATACTTGCAGTCGCTACCCGTCAGAAAGACGACGGCCAACTCGGACGGCACCTGTAAAGCCAGATATTTTTTGAACTCTACGACAAGAGTCTCGAAAGCATTCGATTGAAGTGTTTGCATCATTTTTCTTTATTCGAATCAAAGATTTATATTAAGAAATAGTTCCAATATTCCATGAAAAATATTGGAACTTATAGAAATTGCATCAACGAAGCAATGCGTTCGAGCCAGTAGGCATTCACTTGCGATCGCGTCGCCAAACACACGCGCAATTTGAAGGGTGTTAGGTTACGAAAAAATTCGTAGCCACGACAAATGCAATAGTGAACCGTATTGAGAAAATGGTCGTCCATGACGTCACGACCTGTTTGTTTCGAAACCTGACGAATTTTGTCGCAATAGAACCGCGTCAACTGTTGCGACACTTCGACCGGAAGACTCTTGATGTCGTACACTTGGACAAATGCCAGCAACGACCACATGTCCTCATCGCGAGCGTCCAGATTGAAATCAAACTTTTCTAAATCATTCATCGTGTGTACACACAAACTACATTAAAATTTGTGAGCAATTTTAAAATCAATTGATATTAATAAATAATAATGGTCAAATCTAGAAAAGGAAAAGGATACTATAAGAGATGTTATTGGTTTAAAAGAGGGTCCAATAAACGTGTCACTACCAAAAGAAGGACGAGACGAAGGTACACTCGTCGTCGTCCGTACCCCAAGACGACCTATTTTGGACCGAGAAATTACGATCCCTCCCTAGATCTCGCGGAAGACGCACCGTCAGTATTTCTGACACCGTCAATAGAGGCTGAGCTGCCACCGCCACCGGATTTCCTGTTGGGACCGGCGGCAGCCAAGGCTCGTCGCAAATCTCGCAAGTCCAAACGTCGCTCCAAGCGACGTTCAAAAAGAAAGTCGCGCAAATCTAGTAAACGTCGCAAGACCAGCAAACGTCGCCGCCGTTATTAATTTTATTTAAATAAAATGGTAGCTCGTACTAGAAAGAGAAAAGTTTGCTTTAGGGCCAATGGAAAACGAAAGTGTTTCATGGCCAGAGTGACAAAGAAATCGCGTAGAAAGTCTCGTCGAACTAAACGCCGAAAGTCTAAACGTCGCGCTTCGGCCACGACCATGAGACGTACCATGCGTCGGTCGAGTCGTCGCCATCGTAGAGCCAGTTTTGCGCCGCAAATGAACGTCATGTACGACTACGTTTAATAACCTCCAATAAATGAACGCAAACAGATCATCGTTTAGATCGACGACCGATTGGGGACCTTCTTTTTGGTTCTTTTTACACACGAGCAGTCTGGCCTATCCGGCGACACCATCGTCGCCTCACGTAAAAGCGGCCATTGACTTTCTCATCTTGTTGCCCAATTTGTTACCCTGTCCCTATTGTCAGCAACACGCTCGAGACTACGTGTCGAAATCCAATTTATTGCAAGCGACCATGTCGCGTCAATCGCTTTTCGAGTTTTACGTCCATTTTCACAACGCCGTCAATCAACGCCTTCACAAACCGCTCGTCGGTTTAATGCAAGCCAGAAACATGTATTCGACGCGCGTGGCGGGATGGGGACCGCCATTCTGGTTCTTTTTACACATGACGGCGTTGACGTATCGAGATCAACCCACGTTTGCAGATCAGACGCGCATGCGTCAATTTCTCGAAACGTTTCACATCTGGTTGCCGACGACGGCAGCCCAACATTTGGCCTACACCTACACGAGTGAAATGGGAGGAGAAGCGTTGACATGGGCGTGTCTGAACAAAGCCAATTTGTTTTACTTTTGGTTCACGTTTCACAACCACGTCAATCGTCGACTGGGCAAAGAAGAACAGACGCTGCAACGCGTCAAAGAATTGTACAAGACAAATTAATTTTTCAAAAAATGTTGTGTAATTCAAGATGATAAAGAATTGGTCAAGAACAATAGAAAAATGTCGGATGAAATCGCGGCGGTACCCGAAGACGACTTGCTCGTCAGCAGCGAAGAAGAGTTGGATGACTATTTCGATTACGATGGAGACGCGGCCATTGTCGAATATCGCAGCAGCAGCGGTGGCGATGACGACGATGACGATCCAGACGAGATGACAACCAAAAAAAGACGATATATATTTCCGAAACCTATCCACTATAATTTGTTCGAGTCGACGGACGATATCGATAAAATGTTCAACAATCACGTCCAAGTGTACACGATACCTCAGCGATGGAACACGAGGCATCCGACGGTGCCGTCACGCGTCGTCAACGTGAAACTCTGTCGACTCTATTTGCTAAAGAAACCGTGCGTCTACAATAATCTGTGTAAATTCGCGCATCATTTTACCAATATTACCCGATGTAAATACGATTTTTGCAAGAAAACTAAACTGATCGGTCCCGGGGTGTTTGTCAACGAAAGTCACAACATGTGCCGACTGAGGCATCACACGGAATCGCTCAATTCTTTCATCTATAGAACCAAACAGACGACCGTCTTTGATCTTCGATTGACTATTTTTAGCGAATTTGTCGACGAATTCAGGAAGCATTTCGTCTTTCCCATGAAATGTAAATCGTTGCACGTGACGATCGTTTCGCGAGACGTCGAAGCCGCCGCCGCTACGGGTTAGTAGTGGTGGTGGTTAAATCTCGAACGCGTTCGTTGGCATTGATGATGCGCCCTCCGTGTTCGAGATATTCTTTTTTGCGAGACAAGTAGTGCAAATTCATGATGGCGTGCTGGTCGACCACGTCGACGACGACGGGCACGTTTTTCGTTCGCATGACTCTGCCCAGAAATTGGATATAGTATTGAACCATGTCGGCAGCGACGAGTAGGGAATCCAATTTGGGAAAATCGAAACCCGTCCCGATTTTGCCAACGGTGCCGATCAAAATGTCGCACTGTTTGTCGTACGTGTGCACGTTGCCCGTGAGGAGGCTGACGACGCGCGACGGTCGCACGGTCAAAAGTAAATCGCGCAACGCTTCACCGTGAGCCACGCGTTTGACGAGCACGAGCCACGTGCGGTCAGCGGGGAACGTTTGAATAATGTCGACCAGTAAACGATGACGCTGCACGTTGGTGGCTTGCTGTTCCAACATGTAGTTCCAGTCGAGTTTGCCGTAAATGCGCCGCTCGAGCATCACTATGCCCGTGTACACCGTGTAGATATCGTGTTTTTTGAACAATTTTTTCACGATGAAATTTTCACCGTAAAAAAATTTAAACAAGACGTGCAGTTCATCGGGACGATAGGGTGTCGCCGTCAAGCCGATGAATCGTTTGGGACAGAATTTCAACAAATTCAAACTGCGTTTTTCGCTGAGCAACAAGTGGGTTTCATCGGTGACGAGCACGTGATCGACCGGGATGTCGTTTAATTTGTGAACGTTGGCAATGTTGATGATGCCAAAATGATAGTCGGTGCCCGTGTAGCCTGGCAAGTCGACGACGAGAGCATCGCCGCTGCAAAACGTGGCGATCGATTCGCGCCATTGTTGAACCAAACAGACGCGATGACAGACGATGATGGCCGGCAAGCGAAGAGAGCACACCAACGACAGGGTGGTTATGGTTTTCCCGAAACCGGGAAAACAGCTAATCATGACAACGTGCGTTTCGGCCAATTTGATGCGAGCATTTTGATGAATATTGACCTGTTCGGGACGCAACGTGCCCGTGAATCGGGGAAACGAGAGACAAGGTCGATACAAGCGATTGTTGCCGCTCGTCGGTACGGCCGAGAAAGGGACACTGAACGTCGGCCAAACACCGTCGACAAAACACACGCGAGTCGTCTTGTCTTCGAGAACGACCGTAAAACGATCGCGTAGACGTTGTTCGTCTTCGACGCGTTTCAAAACGACACGCGTACTCATTATCTTTATGTTGTAGGCGATGAGGCTTTCTGATGCAAACTTAAAGCACGGCCGGAGTGAAACTCTTGGCACTGGCACGAGCCAAAAAGACGGCGGGATCGATGAGTTTCTTGGTGGTGACGGCCGATGCCGGCAAGTAGCCGTACTTGATGTACTGTTCGATTTGAGGTCCCGGATCGAGACTGTAGCACGCGCGACACGACGTGATACTGAAATCTTGGAATGCCGAACCGACCATAGCATCAGCCGTTCGAGGTTTCTTGCTGAAAATTTCAAACATGTAGGCCGGACGCAGACCGACTTTGACGTTTTGCGGTTCCACTAAAAACTGAATGGAATCCAATTTGGCTACCGTCATGTACGAGGTGAGCAAATGATCGAAACGAGACGCGTACGAAAAATGACAACCCAACGGGAAATATTTCGAGTAATTGTAATTGAAACCGTGAGGAGTGGAATCGAGACCCGTATAGCCTTCTTTGTACCAGTAGGCTACGAGATCTTTGGCGGCGCTGAAGGCTTGCGTTCTATCGGCAATCTGAGCGCCCTTGTAACCGTGCTGTTTCAATACGTCCAACGTCATAGCCGGCCACATGGTGCCGTTAGCGGGTACGCTACCGTCGCGAATGATTTGCATGACTCGATTGACTTGTTGGAACAAATTCTGTTCGAAAGCGTTGGTTTGCGTGCGCAATTCCATGAGTTTATCGAAATCCAGACCCAATCCCTGTTCCGATTTGGGAGCCAAGAGCAGACCGAGTTTAGTGTTGACGGCCACCGATTTGCCGACGGTCCACCACAATCCGCAACCGACTAAAGGGTACGTCCAGTAGCCGCGATAATCGCGCGGAGAAACGTCGGCGCAAATGTTGGGCGGGAAACCGCCGGGACAGTCGTCTTTCAGGTCGGTCGTCAAGTATTCGCGCACAAAGCCGCTACGTGACGCCGAAGCGGGAGCTTTATTGCCGATCGTGTACGTTCCGTCGCGATAGCAACGTTTAAAGGTGCCCTTGGATTGAGATCCACCATACGAGCCGTCGCTGACGACGGTCAAACATTTTTCGTCGGGGAATTCGCAAGCCGTCGAAGAGCAATCTTGAGGATACCACCACGGTGGATTGCGACGCGACATGTTGAGTGGCTGACCACCGGACGTCAGACCGGGTTGCATTTCGTCGAAAAACGGATCGGGTTTACTGCTGCACAAATCGGGGACGGCGTATTCGCCCGGATAGACGAAACCTTCGTAAAAAGAATCGTTGGGAAATCCTTTCATGCCCGACATGCCGTTTCGAACGATGGTATCTTTGCGATAATTGCTATCGGGATTGTTGGTATCATAGGCGCGTTTCATGAGCCACGCGTTGGTCAAATTGACGACCATGTAGGGCCACGTGGGACAGTCCAAAAGTTCTTTGGCTTGCAATCGATTAGGACTGTAGATGCATTCTTTGTGAGCGATACGCAAACAATCGCACACGTTGCCGTCAAATAGTCGCGAGTAGTCGAGTTTGGCGTCGGAATCGATGGCCGTCAACAAAGGCATACGATCGGTTTTGTAGTTGGACGCTGAGGCTTTTTCTTTGCCTGGAATCCAATCGAGATAGTAGGCGTCTAAATTGTCGTAGATTTGTTCCAATTTGACCGGGTCAGTCAACGTCGTCATATTTGGCCACAATTGTTTGAAATATTTCGTTAAATTAGCGGCAAGTTTGGCGTCGACGGGTCCAGGCACGGGTACGGGCACGGGTCCGGGCGCGGGTCCGGGTCCCGGTACTGGAGGTTTCATCGTACTATCGGGAGCATTGATGTAGGTGGGGATTGTAAACTCGGGAAACGTCATCATGTCCGGTCTGGGCCAATAGTTGCCGATGGGAAAGCCTAGCGACTGTTCCGAATAGGCACCGTAAGGCGTGTAGGCCGCGATGGGGGGTTGGGGTGGATTAGGTAAATCGATCGTCGCCGGTAGAATGGCACCGTTAAACATGAGAGGCGCGCCACCGTACAGACCGTACGTGGGTTCAGCCGGTGGTAACGGTGCAGGTGACCGTCTTTTCTCTGTAAAGGCAAAAACTCCGAGTACTCCCAAGATCACCACGAAAAACATAATCAACCATAACTGATTATTCATAATTTATTAATTTAGAGAAATGAGGAACGAATATTATATAAAGACAGAGAGCATAGCTTCTTCGCTGGCCGTCCGGTCGTGTAATATATGTGTTGTGACAATGACTCTTTTTGCCGCATGTCAACGTCGAGGAATTTGTTTGAAATTCGACGCCAATTGGTCGGCTACGTGGAGGAATGACACGACCGCCGTGTGCGTGGTCGTCGTCACATCGACGGGTAATTTCGCTAAAGGTTACGAAACGTTATGGTTTGAAACGTCCAGTCATCAGTCGTTGGTCAACTATGTGTTTCAGTCGTGCGGCTATCGACCGTTGTGGTTAAACGAACGAGAATTTCAGTGCTGCGTGACTCGCATCGAACAAGACCCGTGTCAATGTTCAACGTGCGGTAAAAGCGTCAAAAATGAACGAGCCATGAAACGCCACAGAAAACTCTATCATTTTAAAAATTAACCAAAACTTTTAAAATGACACTATTCAAAGATCTTTAATGAGCGTCACGGGTCGCCGATCCGCTTCAGGTGGTGGTGGTGGTGGTGGCGTAAAAGATTGCGGTGGCATGGACCGGAAACTTTTACGACTCATCGGTAACGCTCTGGCTCTTCGAGGTAACACTGTGGGCGTGTACGCCTGCGTGAGCGACGATGGAGCTAAACGCGGCGGCGGTGGCGGAGGCGGTTCGACGAATGATGGCGGCGCTTCATCGGGAAAAGGACGCGACTCTTCATCTGGACGAGCAGATTCGCTCGTTTGCGTCAACATGACGTGAGCTGGCATTGGTACTGGTACTGGTGGTGAAACGGTTACCGGCTTAGGAGAAGCAGGAGCAGGAAGACGAAAGGAGCGCAGAGGACGTCTGACGGGAGCCGGTCGTTTCATGGCTTCGTAGACGACGACTGGTCGCTGTTGTTGAACGGTGGGGGTGACGGGTTTCGGATACGACAGCAAGTAGACTATCGCCAATAGACTGATGATGATTCCACCTACAAACACCTTTCTATTCATCATTTTATATTATTTATTTTCTTCAGAAATTTGGTCATTGGATTTGACCCAGATTCCGATATTGATGTGTTCATTGTTACTCTCAATCACCATCGGCTGATGTTTATTCAAGTAGATTTTCAGTTGAGGTCCAAAAGTGGCGATTTTGTTGGTACTTTTGATGTTGTTGGCATTGAAACGTTGAGGCGGCGATAGCGGTTCACTGGCTTCACCGATAATGGTGGAACATTCGATGATTTCGTTGACTTGGAAAGCAAATTTGAGACTCTGTTCGCTGCGTGAAATGTCGATCCATCCGGGTTGCATTTGAATGTTGCGACAAATGCTGAGGTATTCTTCGTTGGAAACGTTGACGGGATCGGTGATGCGTTCACCGAATTCGAGTAGCTGATTCTGAACGAGAGTCACTTTGATTTTAGCGTTGGATTTCACTTTGGGATAGTCGTTGGTTTGACTATTTTTCGACGTCTTTTGAGTCTTAATGATTTGAATGCAAATATTTCCGGGAAGAGTGTCGTCCGTGTCGTCGCTGAGAACGGTGAAAACAACGTCGTCCGTCTTTTTGGCGTTTTTGAACGTCGTTTTCAGGTACTCTAGACTGATGCCAATGTTGAGCTCTTCGATATTCAACGTGTACGTATCGAAAGCCTCTTTGGTCACTTTGGCATTGGCGTGAATGTGGTGTTGGACATTGGTATAGATTTGCAGACCGTTGTTGCGAATTTTGAAACACGTTTGCCGGATGCGAGGATTTTTGTCGCACAAAGGACTAATTTGTAAATGTAAATCAAAGAGATTCTTGTAAAAGAGTCCCTTGGCTCGAGACACGGCTTCGAAAAGGACACGTTGTTGCTGCTGATCTACGTGCATCATCGTCGTATCTTTTTGTATTGTAAAACGACAAACTCTTAACTCTCTAATAATAAAAAATGAACAAAATTCTGGTCCTGGCGTGCATCGCGTTATCGTTGGCTCTCTTCTATTTCAAGCGCAAACACGATCAGTGCCGCCGAGAATTAGAGAAACAAAAACGACTCGTCAAATCGCTGATGGAGGGCATCGAATTGGAACCTTCGCCAGCTGAAGAAACGTCGCAACTCATGAATCTGGCCACGACAGCCATCACGCCTCTCATTTCGTTCATAGGACCTAATCTTTTGAAAAAGAAGAACGATTTTTTAAAGGAAACTATCGATACGAGTGATTACGAATTATCTCAGCAAATGCGTCAGCTAGACGAAATAGAAGAAGAAAATGATGATGATGAACCAGCGCCACCACCAACGCAGGCAAAGCTTGTATCCATGCCGGCAACACCACCAAAACCCATGCCTGCAGCTGCTGCACGACCAACTCCACCTCGCCCAGCATCGCCGCCGCCGCCCATGGTGCCTCCAGAAGTATTACTAGCGGCTTTGTGGTCCAGACAAGCCGAAGCGTTGGCCGGGACGTCGCCACTGCCGCGGACGTCGAAAATTACAGAAATTTTTGACGATCCACCGGCAGTAACAGCACCGCTTCCAGAACCACTGCCGGCAGTAGTAGAAGAGGTCAATGAACCAGAGGACATTGTTTCACAATTGGCCGATGCCGTGGCCGACGATGAACAACGCGACCTACCTGAGTTGTCGAGTAGTCTACCGGACACACGCGACGTCACGGGTCTACCTGACGCCTTGAAACGCGAAGCCGACGCCATTGACGAGGAAATTCGACAATTTACCCACGACAATGAAGATGAAGTTGTGACCACCACAGTGGAAAAACCTTTAGCCGCACAACAGGCGAAAAAGAACAAAAAACGAAAACCCTTGTACAAACATCCGGCCTTACAACCCGATTTTTTCTGTCAAGACGGTGTTTGCTCCATTAAGCCAAAATAAAAAAATTCAGTAATTTGTGTGTATCTGTATGCGTGTATATCATATAATAAATGAAGGAAGTCGCGGTCGATATCGCCACGGCGCCGCCTCGTCACAATTTTCCATTCGAATACGTCAACGACCTGTCGGAATTGAACAGAAAACGCATAGTAAAGGTGGAAGAAACTCGAAAAGATGTACGCGACACCTTCGCCAAATACGAAAAGAAATTGGGCAGACAAAAAGGCTGGGCTAACTTTAACGAATCGATACGTTCGCTCGTCAACGTGTGCGCCATTCCCCTAGTGGCTACGGCCGTCATCTTCCCCATTTCAGTAGGCGTCACCGTACCCTTGGCTATTGGCGGACTAGCGGTGACGAGTTGCTGCGATCTCGCCGAAGAACGCAACAAAAATAAACAGACGCGATACGCCAGTATAGTCGCCAGATCGCAAGCGACACTGTCGCATCTCGATCACGTCGTCGACAACGTGCTCACCGACGGCATCGTCACCCAAGCCGAGTACGAAATCGTTCTCAAGAGTTATACCGATTTTAAAAAAAATATCCTCTGATTAAAAGCAAGTTGATATCTTACACATTCTTTCTTTATGTCTAAGTTAATATGTGTTCCGCCGTAACCAATACCACCATGATGCCTTCATCTTACGACAACGGTTCCTTCTTTTGCACCACAAGAACAATGGTGGGAAAGACTAGATTTGCCAGCGGTAAAGAAATAAAATTGAACATTGTAGAATGTATGGAATTGTTTTCCAAATACATCTTCAACGACAAAAAGGTTAACAGCATCATCCAATTGCGGACGGGTTTCAAAAACGCCTTCACTTGCGACCTCTACCTTCTCAGTTTCAACAAGCAAATTTCCATGAAAATTTGTAAAAACGGTTCCTTTCAATTCACAGGCAATATTACCCTTCAGTGCGCTTACGAAGCCATTCAGTATGTTATCTCTTTACTTAAACTATTGTATCCCAAAATGTACGAAAATGATACTTGCGAAATTTATATTTACGAAGTTATGAGTAATTTTGTCCTTGACCTTAATCGTCCTATTGAACCCGACAGTCTAATGACTTTTTTCCAAACGATAGCTCCTCACTATAATAACTACACGTGCTTCAATTCACAAACATCCGGCACGTTCACGTGCAAGTACAACGTCGGAACGACCGAGGTCATGCACCGTAACGTCAGCTTCTTTGACGAAGTCAGCTTTGTAGAGCACGTGCCTTACAAAGATTGCGTCAGCAGTAAAAAATTGGGTCTAGATGAACGCAAAGACTATTACATCACTTTTCTCGTTTTTCAATCGGGAAAAGTTATTGTGAGTGGCATCAACGAGACGATCGTCGAACGCGTGTGTCGCGATTTTTGTCTCGTCGTGAAAAACTATTTCGACACGATCGCCGACAGTGGCGGCTGCATATTTCAGCACCAGCCATTGGAAATCTCCAAAAAGATCATGAAACGAACGTGTTACGAAAAAATTTCACTCGTCAAAATCGAAGACGATCAATATATAATTGTCCGCGGCAAATCAAACTACGTCAACAGCCGCAAATCCAAACTCGCCTCCAAATATTCGTTGTGTAAGACTATTTACGAAAACGACTGTTTGAACATTAACGTTTGCAAAGAACTGAAAAATATGCTGAAAAACGATAAGAACGTACACTTTAGCAATGTGGGAATGACGACAAGTCTAGACGAGAGCATCATTATTAGCCACATGGAAAAGTGTAACACGGCACCAGTAGAAGTACCAGTGGCCGGCGGCACATCAGTGGCTGTCGGTTAAATTTCAAAAATTTTAACATCTTTGAAATTTTATTCAATGTCCCAATCGCTGTCGATCGACGGCCACACTGTTGGCGTGAAACGACAGGAAAGTGTAAAACAAGACCATCAATTTAAAAGGAATCGTTTCCAAGTCGAGAACCATGTTGATGTAGTCGTCTTCATCGCAAAGAACGGCACCGACTTTGGTCGCCGTTTCGTCGACAAAATGGTCCACAATTTCCATCATGATACATTGCATGTCTAATGTTTTGTTACATTTCAAAATGAAGGCTCGCATTTCTCTCGGGTCGACATCCATGTATTTTATCGAGGCTTGTTTAATACACTGATATAACTGAGACATTTATATTATAATTTTTAATTCTTTGGCCTTTTCAAAATCTTCGTCAGTCAAAGGCGTAACTTGACCATCACCCAGATATTTACCAACCACGGATTTCTTATCCAAAACGAAACCCTCGTACACGTACAGTCCGTACTCGTTCTTTTGCATAGTGATGGTCTGAGAAGGGAAAAGATTCTTAATCAATCGATCACCGGCTTTGACCACAAATGGAACCAAAAGTTTAGTCTGATGGTGAGGATGAACCAAATCTGGACGTTGAGATTTTTTCTTAGATTTTTGTACAGGTTCTGAAAGTGGCGGCGATCGGTCCACTCCCGACGATGGCGCTTTGCGTTTGGGACCGACGGTGAATTTACGAGGCGACGTTTGCTTGCGTTTACGTTCCGATGATCCGACGAGAGACATTTCCGACATGAGCTGATGCAGAGGAACCGGGGGATGGGGGGTAAGAAAGCGACGACGAACGGCGACGGCGATTTTTCGACGCGGCGGCGAAGGTGAAGGCGTCAGAGGCAAAGAATCTACTGGAAATAATTGTCTGACGTGTGACGGTTTAGATGTATCCATGCTCTTTCAGTTTCAAATCCAAAAACGATTCAATATCAATGACTGTATAGGGAACTTCAATCAAAACAATATTGTTTTTCAAACACAAATCTCTTTTAATTTGATCCCTATACTTTTGATTGAGAAAAGCGTCACGCGACGAGTGAAAATGAGGCACGTAGTGGTAATGCTGTTTACCTTGATATTCTACGGCGAGAGCCAGCTCAGCGTTGTAGCAGTCCAATTCGAGATCGACTTTAGTGACGGGATTGCGCAAAAAAGTGGGACGCTTTTTGGGAAAGGGTCGATTGAAGCGCTCCTCCAAGTGACGTCGGCAAGCCAATTCACCGCGACTGTCGGCCGGCGCGGTTGAAGTACTAATGGACGTGTCTACTGGTCTGAAAGCGTGAGGAAAACGTTGGCGCCAATCGCTGCCGAGCAAATGGGGGTCGCTAGTGCCGCGAACGCCGCGGGCACGTCTGAAAATGGCGTACACGCACAGCGTGACAAAGGCAATGAGAAACAAACGACCTTTGCCAATGTTTCGCCACCAGGATGTCGGCTTTTTTCTCATGTCATAAAAAGATTTTATTAATGAGAACCCTAGTGAAATAATTAATCTTAATTTTTCCAGAATAAAATAATTCGAGGAGACATTTGGGATGAATGAAACCGCAGCCGGTAGATTCGGCATCGTTTCCCGTATTTATCCTAGGTAAAACGTCAACGGCGTCAACGTGAGCGAAAAACACGCACACTTGACGGCTAATGTTTTTGTACTTGAATTTGAACATGTTGCGCGTCAGTTGACTCTTATCCAACTTGAGGTTGGTCTCTTCGAAAAGTTCACGAACGGCGCACTCGCGCAACGATTCGCTTTCGTTGACGATGCCTTTCGGAATACCCCAGTAGAGATTGTACGATTGATTGATTAAAATACCGCGACGACTGACGACGCAAACGCCGGCACACTGTTTGGGTTTGTCGTCATCTTCGTAGAAATCGGCCGTGTCCTTATAGTCCACGTTCAAGACGCATTGGCAATTTCTGAAACAGGTAATTGCCATTTAATTCTTTTTCGAGCTTCTTGAGCGTCTTTTTCTTTCCAGTATTTCTTGACTTCGCGCTCAAATATCTTGATCCATTTTTCGTAGGACGACGTCAGCGACGTTTGGCAAATCTTGTAATACATGTTGATTTTGAATTCCACGGATTTACTCGAGCGAAAAGCCATGGCGTCCGATTGAGGTGTCAACTCTGCCGACGGTAACTGCTGATAAAAGACGCTGTCGACGTACGTGTCAATGACGGCATCTGGTGGCGGAGGTTGGATGGCGCCTAGCGTGTAGACGCGTCGAGGTTTGACTATGACGTGCGTCGAGAATTGGACGAGAAATTCAAAGAGCTGTTTGGGTGTTTTACTGTCGGCTCCGCGTCGCAACGTTTGCAAATACTGACGCGGCTGATCGACGTCGTGTTTGTAAAAACTCTCCAGCACCTTGACGACAATGTCAAAGAAGGCGAATTTACCCGGCTCTTGGTGACAGTAGAGAAAAAAGACAAACATGTCGTAGCCGGGACGCAAATGTTCGTAGATGCCTTTCTTTTCGAGCTGTCGCATGCCCCACGTTTCACCGGTGACGCTATCGCTGCCGCACGACATGCCAAAATCGATAATGACGGGATTGAAACAATTGGAAAAAGACACGTGATATTGATCGAAAAGAATTTGCGTTTTTTTACTAGAAAAATGAATCAAGACGTTTTCCAAATGTAAATCGTAGTGCCCGAAACGGAAGGCCGATTGAGCCATTTCAAGCGCGACGCACATTTGCATGGTGAGCGTGATGAATTTTTGACGCGACATTTTCGACATGGCCGATTTGAAGGTTTCACCGTCGACGAAACGCGTCAAGTTGTAGGGTCCTGAATTGCGATGAAACGAGGCGTACGTTTCGACAAACATGGGCACGTTGAGAGCGTTGAGGTGCTGTCCGGCCACGTACTCGCGTCGGGCGTGATCAAACAGTGCCGGCTTGTTGAAATGCTTGAGAACGACGCGATGATCGACGTCGTCGTGACGGACAGTAGCCGTGTACACTCGTCCCTGCTTGTTGGTCAAATTGTTCATGGCCTGTACGCGCGTCATCCATTCGTGCATTTTGTAGGGTCGCTGGTGTCGCGGATGTTGACAGCCGTCCAAGGGACCGCACCCGCACGCGTCACTCGTTTTCATTACCAAATCTTGACAAATAGCCGGTGTCAACATGATTTTTTATTCTCTCCTCACAGTTTAATTTAGTTAAAAGTAGTCCATCATTAAGAAAACCATTACCATGATTTCGAAATCCAAATTATCCATCCTTAATGCTATCAATCAATTCATGTCGGACGACTTTTTGTTTGGCAACGTGGACCTGATCGAGAAATGGCACAGCGGCGAGACTCAGAAACGCGTGGGATTGATGTTGGGCTTGAAACAGAGAGAAGTCGTCCAGGGACCTCAGCGAAACATTAGCGCTTACCTCTTTTTTTGCGAGTCGAAACGTCGCGAGATTTTGGAAACCAATCCCGGCATCAAACCCAACAAGGTCATGATTCTTTTCGGAGAGTCGTGGCGCAATTTGAGCGACCAGGAGAAACAACCGTTTATCGACAAGGCTATGGTCGACAGGGAGCGCTACAACAAGTATTTGGAGAGTAAAGTGCGACCGAAAAAGAACGCCCGACCGAGTATTTATAATTTGTTTTGTACCGACGAACGACGCGCCATCAAAAAGGATCATCCCGACATGAACGCGTCCGACGTCAGACGAGAGCTAGGCAAAAGATGGAAGGCCGTCAAAGAAACGAATCCAGATCTTTTGAAAGAGAAATATGGATACGTGATTGAAGAGAGTCAAGATGTGGTAGGAAATCTCTAAATAATATCGTTCAACAGCTGACAAATGGCTCGATCGAATTTAGATTGATATTTGGCGACGATGGCGGCGGGTAGAGGGATGCAACGATGCTGTAAAATGAGCGACCAGTCCAACCGGTGACCGTAAATATCGATGATATCGGTGGCGAGTTCGGGTTCGCGGCTCATTTTTTTCCAATCAACCAGCGATTCGACGAGTTTCAATTTAAAGCTTTCGGGCACGTGCACGGGGAACGAGATGTGAAGCGGTAGCTGTTTAAAAAGATTCGGCCAGTCGATGGTATTTTGAAACGAGTAGTCCACCATGAGAGCGAGAGCAAATTTGTGAACGTCTGTGCGCAACAAGCGTTCACATTGATCGTACCTGGCTTGAGACATGATGAGCGCGCGCAGTCTCTCTCAAATAGCTTTATGTAGATGAAATCAAATATTTCTAAAAAATTTTCACACTTTTTTAGAAATGTATTTCTTGGGGAATAGATTTCAGAATGCGTTCGACAACGGTGGGTGACAATTCCAATTTGGTACAGAAATCCACGAGAACAATAGAGGGATTGTATTGCCGGCGAATGTAAATGAAAACAAAAGCGGCGACAATCATGTACATGCGTCGATTGATTTTCGTACGAATAAAAGCCATAATATCGGGACGATTGATGAATTTCAAAAAGGTCTCGTCCCTTTCGAGACCGATGTGTTTGAAAATCATGTCGGCCGTGTCCGAGTACGACTCGCGCAGGTAGCACAATTCGGGTATTTTTAGTTTGACTAAATTGAAGCCTTTATTGGCGAAATGATTGGTCAAGCCAAACCACCTGATGACCGTGTCGTAACTTTGAGGACATTTTTTCAGCATCAAGACGTGAAAGAGCGACGCGCAAATGATGGCTTTTCGGTAGTTTCCGCGATGAATACGTTGATTACAGGCCATGATAAAGTACTTGTTGGTCATTTCGACAATTTCCGGACTGAGATTTAAAAATTCCATTTCTTTACGAATGCCAATGTTGGCCTTTTGTTGAATTTGGTCCTGGTTGGTGTTTTGACACGTCATTTGTTGACGACAACGATTGCAAAATGTCCCGTCATTATTTTCAAAGTAGACGTGCTGACATTCAACGTCGACATGGTCGACTGGTTGAACGTCTCGATCTTTTGACGATAAATAATTTTCAAATAGACAAAACATTTCGTTTTCGTTTTTACCTTCTGCGCACGCTTTTAAGTTTCAATTTAACTCCGTAAAGCATTACGACAAGTAGGACGGCGACAGCTATAGGAATGCCGTAAGTGGACCAAGCCGACTCTTTGGCTAGGGGACGAAAATCGAACGTGATCA